GCGCCACCCGCTGAACCTGTAATCCAAGTCTTGTAACGTCTGTCTTCAGTTTGTGAAGCTCTGTAACGTACGTGTAAGAAAGGACGCTTAGCGTTCTTACCTAAGATTTGGTCATACACTGAAGTTGAACCTGCAGGTACTAATAACCCATTGATTCGACCTGAACCTGCACCTTGTGGTAAACCACCACGCATAGTTGGGTCATTCAAGTATTTCCAATCAGACTTGTAGAAGTCATAACCTCTTCGGAATCCTGTGAATCCTAGGTTTAACGCCATCTCTTGGTCATTATCAAATAAACCATATGAAGTACCACCTGCTCCGTAAGAGTTTTGTGCTGCTAACATATCGTCAATGTCAAATCCAAACTGACGGTCAACGAAGATTACATTCTCCTCAATCGCGCCTTGCTTATCAAGACGTTGAATGATTGAATCAAAGTCACCTAATACGTTAGGGTTACCACCTGACCATACGTTACCACGTTGGTTTACAGAGTAGAATACACCTTCAGAACCACCTTGGCTATCTGTACCTCCTGCGTTACCAAACTCTTTTGCTGCACCTGAAGCTGCTACTGCAGGAACTGCTTCCAACATAGCTGTTTCTAAGTAATCATCAAAACGTAAACGAGTCTCGTGCTCTGACTTCAAGTACCAAAGGTAACCTGTAGCACCGTTCTCAGTAGTTACTTCAACCCATCCAATTTGAGCCATATCAGAACCTGATACTGCATACTTATCTTTTAAAATAATTGGCTTATTCTCAAAGAATACGTCATCAGCCTCTAAAGAACCTACCATTCCTGCTGAACCTTTCTTAAATTCAGAACCGTAGATAAACATAGTGTAACTTGCTGTAGCTGAAATTACTGCTGTTGCAGAGTAAAACGCTCCAACAAAAGTACCTGCTGCTGTATCAACACTAGTAACCACAACCTTAACGCTGTTACCACCTGCATTGTCAATAATCATAGCTGTTTGACCTGCACGAACTGCAAGTAAACCTCCATCTAATTCGCCTGCGGGAACAGTGAATGTACTAGATGCCGCACCTGCTGCTGCCGCTGTACCTGTAACACCAACGTACTTGGTATGTAATCTTCCTTGCTCAGCCCATTTGATAAGGTCAGAGTTAGAAGGCATCTCTGCTCCTACTAAACGTAAGAAAGATGCTACGGTACGATTTCCGTAACGCTCAAATTCCTTCTCATAAGTATCAGGTAGATACTGATTTAAGAAGTTAAAATCTGTAATATAGTTGCTCTGTAATGCAACTTGCTCCGCACTCGGCTGTAATGCCGGTTGCCCTGCAGCTCCTGTAATAGCTCCTGCCATTTTTTCTAATTTTTAAAATTTATGTTCTTTTAATACTTCTAATCTTCAAACCACGACCTGAGTCATTATTTAAAGATTTAAACTGTGTCCCTGATTTAGACGATACCTCAGGTGTGCTACGAGTTGTCATATTGATATTCTTAGTCTTCCTCATCACATCCTCTGTGGCATTAGCCTTACCCTGCTCATAAAAATACTGAGCAAACTTCTCAGGGTTCATTGCAACTGCTAACGCTTTATGGTAACCTGCAGCGTCCTTCATAAGTCCGTTCTCATCTAAGTACTTGTTAACAAAGTTCATAGGTGATAACTGTGACTTCTTGGTTTCTTCCGCGCTACCCGGACTATACGTAACTTTATCTTCTCCAATATTGAACTCAAAACCTTTGAACTCATTGTTAAAGACTTCGTCAGTCTTTTGTGTGAACCACTCAGACTTTCGTTTAGTCTCCTCTTGCTGCGTTGCAGCTTCGTTTAAATATTGCTTGTAAGCATTGTACTGCTCCTTCTCACCATCAGAGATAGCTTCCGACCTTGACTCAAGGGGTTGCTTGTATTTCTCTTGCTGCTCAACGAAGTAGTTCTTAGCTTTAGCAATAGCTTTCTTCTTTGCTACTTTGACCTTCTTAATATCCGACTCATCATCTAAGTCTGCATCGTAGGAGTACTCATCCATTAATGACTGTATATCGTCATCATCAAGAGCTGTCTCCGTAGCCTTAAGGTAGTCACGTAGCAAAGCATCAGGATTCGCTTCATCAAAATTACGTTGTAACTTAACGTAATCACTTATCCCACGTCCTGTTTCTTTTTTATATTTAAAATAAGCAGCAACATCTTCAGGTAACTCTTCTTGAGATTCTCTCTCAGCAAAAAGCTCATCCATTGATGAAATCTCCTTATTGTATCTATTCTTAATATGTGAAAGAACTTGCTCCTCAGTTAAGCCTTCGGGTTCAGTAGTCTCTACTACCTGCTCAACGACTTCTTCTTTAGGTGTTGAGTCCTCAAACTGCTCTTCGTGCTTTTCTAATAATTCTTCTTCGACTTGTGCTATAGATTTTTCTTCTATACCGTCTACTGCTCTTACTTTTAATTCCATTTGATTCGATTTTATGCAAAGTTAAACAATTAATTGATACGATTTAAGCGTATTTAGATGTGACCTTTCCCGCCTTGGTATTAGACACAAACTGCTTTGTTCGTCCGCTTTTCTTTTTCTTTTTTGCTGTAGCTGCTCTCTCTGACTTAGACATACTCTTAGCCTTAGCTAGAGGTAAACACCTATCAGGATTATTCTTATTCTTACTAGTACCGCAGGCTCCCTTAATAGAACCATCGGTTCCAATACGAACCCACTTCTCGTCTCTCCACTTCTTTAACTCGCCCATTACTTTGATTTTTTAGCGTAGTTAGGGTCCTTACAATACTTACTCGCAGCCATATTTGCATACGCTGACGGGTACCTATCGAATGTTCTTTTAGCCCAAGCTATTCCTGCAGGACATATCTTATTCCCTTTTGTTCTTCCTTTTGTAGCCATATCTATCTAGGTGAAAATTCAGACAAATCAAAACCATCTAAGCTATCCTCGTTAGACTCAAACGTTTGAGGCGGTAGGTTATTTTTTCTCTGAGTTATTAACTTACTCTGCTCTGTATTCTGTTGACTTATACGAGCACTCTTAGCGTCTTCACGTTGAGTCTCTCTACTTTGCAGTGCATTCTCAGATATATCTCTAAGACGCATATTAAAGTCAAACTCCTTATCCATAAGCGTAGCCTTAAGCTGCGCCTCGTTATTCATCTTCTGAATATCAAACGCAACCTCCGCCTGTTTAATCTGCATCTTGGCTTGAGTCTCAGCCTGTATCTTTTGCATAGCTGTTTGAGCTGCAAGCTGCTGTGACTTAATCTGCTGCTGAGCCGTGACAGCCTGCTTCTGCATAGCCATCTTCTCATCACGTTCTTGCTTCTTAATACGTTTAACTTTAAGAAGTTGATTAGCAACCTTAAGATTTCTAAGTTCTCTAATATCAATTGCATCCTCTAGATTTATATCACCCTTAGATAGAGCCATTTGTATGTTCTGCTCTAACTGCGCTCTCTCCTCTTCATCAGGAGAAACCTCTATAAATATACCGAAGTCATATATATATAAATCGTTAATCTCATTAAGGATACCTACGTTGTATTTTCCTATCTGATTAGCGAACTCATCCCTAAAGTCTGCGTACTCTAAAATATCAGACACTCTATATGTTAAGGCTTGAGCTAAACTTCTATACATAAATAAACTTGCGTCTAGTATATGTCTTGTAGCTGTGTTTGAATTTAAAGCAGCTAACTTCTGTACACCAACCAATGAGTTTGGGTCAGGAGTAGAACCATCTCTAGCTTCATTTAATCCTGTCACCGCACGTATCATTCCTAAGTAATGGTTATAGTTTCCTATAAGCATCTGCGTTTTACTAGCCCCCGAGTTTGATGTAAGCTGTTGAATAGGAACCTTACCTTGGTTGTATTCACCATCCTGCGTATAACTTCTACCTATCACACTACCTGTTTGGAAGTATAAACGCAAAGCATCTTCAGGGTTATAAGCATTTCCTGTACCTAAATCAACCTCGTTTAATCCGTCCGCATCTATATAAACACCGTCAGGCACAACCTTAGATATAACCTGCTGCAGTTTTAAGTGAGTCATCTGAATTAAATCAGCAAAAGGAATCATTCTTCTTACTAGCGACTCAATCACACCCTTATACATCCTTGGTGCTACAGCTACATAGTTTGGTATAGCGTGTTGACTAGCCGACTTAGGTCGAACCATATTCTCAGCAAGCTCCCACTTTAATATAATGTTAGTACCCATAACCATAACGCCATCGTACCATACATCAATAGTCTTCTCAACCTTCTCAAACTTACCCTCATCCATCATCTCTTGTGGTGGATTGAATTGGTCATCCTTCTCAATCATCTTAGAACCACCATTATCGTACACCTTCTTTTTGTATACAATCTTTTTTGTGGTCTTGTAATTAAAGTACAACAGTGTAGCTGAATCCCTAGAGAATATATTGTCTTGGAACATCTGCGCTGAGTTGTAGTAATCGTACCAACTTTGACTATACTTTGATATTTTCTGCAAGTCATCGTTAGTAAGTGAAGGGTCAATCTTCATCAGTTCTATTATAGGTAGAGTCTTTATCTCTCCCCAATAGAAGCAGTCTTTAAAATGAGGGTCTTCAGTATAGCTGTAAACTACATTTGCAGGGTCTACATAACTGACCTTTACTCCCGAGCCCGGAAGGAACTCGTGCTTAGCTACGCCAATACCAATAACAGTAAGGTCGTAGTCAAATCTTTTACGTAGGTCAACGTATTCATTCTCAGCAAACAAAGTATTTATAGCTTCTTCTTCTGCTATCTCAATAGCAGGCTTGTAGTTAAGATTCATATACAACGAAAGCTCCTCGTCATTTTCAGGCAAATCATCGGGGTCCATAGTAAATGGATTCATTCCTGTATTCTCCTGTATAGTTGTAAGAACATCCTTGGCAGCCATCTGCCCTTGTATCATATCCTGAAACTTACTTCGCTTGTCTTGAGACATAGCGTCCTCAGCATACGCACTAACTTTAAATAGTCTGTCAGACATTCCGTTAACAACGATGTCTACAAACTTAGGAAGTATAGGTACGGGAGTCCAATCTAAATTAAGGTAAGATAAATCACCATCTACAGCAAGCTCGTTTTTATACTTAGCAATCGACTGCTCGCCTCTTGCGTATAAACGTAACCTCCTAAAGTCTCTTTGTTGGTCGTAGAACTTACAGTTATTAGAATCCTTCTTAAACCATTCATACTGAATAGCTTGACCTATCTGTAATCCAAACTCATCCGTAGCCTTTTCAGCATCAGAAACAAATTGACTAGGAAATCCTGCAGCCATAATATTTATATTTACCTCTTTCATCTATCTTAATAATTCACTGATTGACCCCTTGTTGTTATATCTCCCAAAGGTAATACTTATTTTTGACTCTTTTTGTTCCGGAAGGTAGGTGTGCTTTTGGTTTGCCATTATAGCTAGGCCCGAACTTATGGAAGCATCAAACTTAGTTCTGTTATTAATATCAAACCTAGCCCAATCTTCTAGCGTAGAAGCAAAAGGCATAGTCCCCATCTCGTCCGAATCTCTGTAGTTACTATTCATATCTAATCCAATATGCTTTTCAATGTAAGACTCAATTGCAGATGCGTGAGACTGCTTAACATCCTCAGATGAGTTAGGTATTCCACCCAACTCTTTCTCTGTCTTAGAGAGCTTATTAAACTGCTTGTCAGGTCTATTCATTGAGTACCCTCTGTAACCTCTGTTCTTGAAGTGGTATAAAAGCCTAGGCTTATTATTCTCACACAAGATTGGCATACCATAGAATATACAAGCCATAAGCACTTCCTCAAAGAATATCTCAGCCGTCTGAGGCCTTGCAATATACTCTAAGAAAAATTCACTACTTGGAGCCTCATCCATATTAAACTTAGTAAGCCCGTGCAAAGAACCGTTAGAACCTTTACCTCCAACAGTACCTGATATATCATACGAGTCACAACCAAACGAACCGATGTGCTCATTACCCGGGTACTTCATACCCCTTTTTGTTACGATATTATTCTGTAGATTTTTATTCGGAACCCAACTAACCAAGAACCTGCCACGAGTGTCGGGGCTAAATACAACTTGAGTATCCTTCTGACCATCCTTCCAATGGAACGAACCACGGGTTACGTGATGCTCCATTATTAGTGAGTCATTGTAATCTATCTGTTGGTATATCTTAGTTAGGTTAAATAAAGATGATTTACTTTCATCTCTAAATGCGTGCGACTCTGTACGAGGGAACTGTCTGTAAAATTCATTTAACGCATCAGCGTCACTCTTTAAAGAGTCAACCTCTGCAGTCCAATAATCAACAGCCCCATTACTTATCATCTCTCCATCCACTCCTTCAATTGGTTTAGAAGGTTTTTTAAATACAGGCATTCCGTATCTATCAATAAAGCCCTCCATATTCCATTCCATAGGAATAAACAATGCATACATTCCACTTTTAGTTTGTCCGTTTGCATTCCTACTCTCTACATTTGAATCCTCGTATAACTTCTTAAAGTTACTACCACCCTTAGATAAAGCATTTGAGGTTGACCCCATCATACACTTACCTATAATTTTACTACCCAAACGTAGACAGGTCTTTGTAACACGCCAATTGTTTAGTATGTTGTTTGGCTTAATCCACTTCCCACTCTCATCGTGTACTAGGAGTAATAGTTTCTCACCATCATAAGAGTTGTCATCTGTATTCTTCCAATCTATTGTAGTATCCAAGCCCTCAAGCTCTTCCGCTTCAACGTCATACATATTTTTCTTTGTAATCTTAGATGCAGGAATCCTAAAGGCTAACTCAGTCTTTGGTTTATCCATACCATCCATAATAGGTTTAAAGAAGAAAGGAAGTCTGCCGTTAATAGGGACTACTTTGTCTGTAAACATCTTTTTAGCATCCGAACCCGTCTTAGAT